TAAAAACCGTTTTTGCCCCATTAACACATTTAAGGAATTACTTAAATGCCCGTAGATAAAAATAGTCCGATGTTTCCTGGGTTTGATGTTGAACCATCACCCGTGGACGTAGAATTACAAGACCCAATGACAATGGATCCTTCCAATGTCACCTTTGACGAGGAAGGTGGAGCAATAATCGATTTTAACCCTGCAGGGAGCATGGCTCACGGGTCTGCTGAATTTACAAGGAACCTAGCAGAAGACATGACTGATGAGGAATTATCACATTTATCATCTGATCTTGTAGGTCAATATGAATCTGATAAGGAATCAAGATCCGATTGGGAACAAACATATATCAAAGGATTAGACTTATTAGGATTTAAGTCAGAAGACAGAGCACAACCGTTTCAAGGTGCAAGTGGAGTATCACACCCATTACTCGCAGAATCAGTAACACAATTTCAAGCTCAAGCTTATAAAGAACTTTTACCATCTGGTGGTCCAGTTAAAACTCAAGTTATGGGTGAAGAAACAGATTCAACAACAGAACAATCAGAACGCGTTAAAGAATTTATGAATTATCAAATAACTCACGTTATGGAAGAATTTGATCCAGAACTAGACCAGATGCTATTTTACCTCCCTTTATCTGGTTCTGCATTTAAAAAAGTTTATTACGATCAAAACCTACAACGCGCTGTATCTAAGTTTATACCTAGTGATGAATTAGTAGTTCCTTATTTGGCAACGGATTTAGATTCATGTGAACGTGTAACACATGTTGTTAAGATGATGGGCAATGATTTACGCAAGCACCAAGTAGCAGGATTCTACAGCGATGTTGAATTGAAGCCATATCAGTTAGATGAAAAAGATTTAACAGAAGCACAACGAAAATTAGAAGGAACCCAAAAAACAACAGGAAGCATGGAACAACATCAATTATTGGAGTTCCATGTTCTGTTAGACTTACCCGGATTCGAGGATACGGATGAAAAAAATAAAGATACAGGAATCAAGCTCCCTTATATTGTAACCATTGATGAAGACAGTGGTCAAATTATAGGGATTAGACGTAACTGGAGAGAGGACGATGAGTTAAAGGATAAGATTCCATACTTTGTTCATTTTAAATTTTTACCGGGACTGGGATTCTATGGATTTGGATTAATCCATATGTTAGGCGGACTTTCCAAAACTGCAACATCAGCACTTAGACAATTGCTGGATGCAGGAACCCTGTCCAATTTACCGGCAGGATTTAAAGCGAAAGGACTTCGTTTAAAGGAAGAAGATGAACCACTGCAACCTGGTGAGTGGAGAGATGTGGATGCAGGTGGTCAAGCTATAAGAGATTCTTTAATGCCTCTTCCGTATAAAGAACCAAGTACAACATTATTTAATTTATTAGGTTTCTGTGTAGAAGCAGGTAGACGTTTTGCATCTATCGCCGATATGCAAATTGGTGAAGGAAATCAAAATGCACCAGTTGGAACAACTATTGCAATGCTAGAACGCGGAACAAAGGTTATGTCCGCTATACATAAAAGATTACACTGTGCACAAAAAGCAGAATTTAATTTACTGGCTATAATTTTCAGAGACTATTTACCACAAGAATACCCTTATTCAGTTGTTGGGGGAGACAGAACAATTAAAGCTCAAGATTTTGATGAAAGAATAGATATTTTACCTGTATCAGATCCTAATATTTTTTCTATGTCCCAAAGAATAACTATGGCACAAACACAATTGCAAATGGCTCAAGCTGCGCCAGAAATTCATAATATGTTTGAAGCGTACAAAAGAATGTATTATGCTTTAGGTGTAGAAAATATTGAAGCAATTTTACCTACACCGGCTAAGGAAATGCCAAGGGACCCAGCTGCTGAGAACGCTGCTGCTCTAAAAATGGAACAATTAAGAGCATTTACCGGTCAAGAACATGAGAGTCATATTAAATCACATATGCAATTTATGATAACATCTCTTGTAAGAACTAATCCACCTGTGCAAGGAGCATTACAGGCGCACCTTATGGAACATATTGGATTAAAGGCAAGAGAAGAAGTAGAAAGAAATATGCAACAAGCAATAGACCCTAATGCACCGCCGGAATTAATGCAACAAGCACAAGGCGAGGCTGAAAAACAAATTGCTCAACGTATAGCTCAAGCAACAGAACAAATGGTTCAACAAATTAATCAAGCACAAGGAGTTGGTCAACCAGATCCATTAATTGGATTAAAGGAAAAAGAAATACAGGTTAAATCACAAGATGTTCAAAGAAAAACTCAAGCAGATCAATCTAAACAACAAATTGAACAAGCTAAATTAGGTGCTAAAGTAAAAATTGATTCTGATAAAATAGATTCACAACAAGATGTTGCAAAACTCCGTGCACAAGTACAATATGACAAAATGGCAAATGACAATAAAAAAACAAACGCTAAGATGGTTTTTGATAAGATGAAAGAAGATGGTAAACAATAACCAAAACAATAACGAAGAACCTAAAGAAGAACCGGTAGATCCTAAAGATCCGGAATATAGAGGCTGGAAAGGATTATATACAAAAAGTCCAGAAGCAGCAGCAGTACATCCAAAGCATGAAAAATATTTAAGATACTATAAGCATGTAGCTCCACATAATGTTACGGCTCCAGTGACAAAAGCTAAAGGAGGATCAGTTTCAAAGAAAAAAAAGAAAAAACCAAGAGGCGTAGGAGTTGCTAAACGAGGTTGGTAATATGAGTGATAAAATTTATAAAGATGAGCGAAAAGGTGTGCATAGTGTTGAAGGAAGACGCGAAGCTTTGAAAAATTGGAACATACAACAACAAAAAGCTTTTCAAAAGCATCAAGACAAAAGAAACAGACCTTTTGTATTCATAAATAAAAATAAACGATTTGGTAAACAAAAATGATTTGGAGTTTATTATCAATGGCAGTCAAAACAGGGGCCGATGTCTATAAAGACAGACGTAGATCAAAGGCACTAGAGGCTACTGCGGAGAGAAGATACTACGAGAGAATGGCTGCTGGTGACATAGATTATAAAAAAGCTGTTATGTCTAATCAACAAGCAGGATGGAAAGACGAGCTTGTTTTAATCATTGTAATTTTACCTATTTTAATTCTTGCTTGGAGTGTTTTTTCAGAAGATCCGCAAGCAAAAGAAAAATTAGATATGTTTTTTCATTACTTTAATAATTTCCCAGATTTTTATAAATGGCTTGTGGTTGGTATATTCGGTGCTATATATGGATTAAAGCCGGGAATAGATTTAATAAGAAGTAATAAAAAATAAATTATGGACATTATTACATTAAGTGATAAAATACGTAAAACGATAAGAGACAAAAGGGAACAATTGACGGAATTAATCACGTCTGGATCTGCAAAAGACATGGAACAATATAGACATCTAATTGGACAATTAGATGCATTGAACTTTATAGAACAGGAATTAAGTAACCTGCTGGAGAAACAAGAAAATGACGACTGATAATTTAATAGGAAAAGCAAAACTCACAAAGGTTTCAAAGCCTTTATATATACCTCGCCACTTAGCAGTTAAAAGAGCTCAAGAATTAAAAGCACAAAAAGAAAAACCAATAGAAACCAAACTTATTCCAGAAGAAAAACAAGTTATGGAGCGAATGGAAAAGGAAGCAAAAATTTTTAAAGATTATAGAGTAGGTGATTTAAGATCGAGATTGCCAAAGCCAACAGGATGGCGTATATTAGTTATGCCATATAGACGAAAAGAAAAAACCAAAAAAGGTATAATTTTACCCGATCAAGCTTTAGAAAAAGAACATGTGGCAACAGTATGTGCTTATGTTTTAGAAGTGGGTCCGGATGCGTATAAGGATAAAGAGAAATTTCCCGAAGGACCGTGGTGTAAAAAAGGAGATTGGATTATCTTCGGCAGATATGCCGGCGCAAGAATCAAAATAGATGATGGAGAACTTCGTTTGTTAAATGATGATGAAATTTTAGCAACGATACAAAAACCAGAAGATATTTTGCATATGACTTAAACATTGTTGAAGGAGGAACAAAACAATGCCTAAAAAAGAAGCTGTAAGTAAAGAACCAATGGTTGATATAGATACCAGTGGTGAATCAGTAGATGTTGAATTAAAAGATAAAGATTCAGAGACTACTGCTAAAAAGGAAGATGAGACACCGAAAGTTGAGATAAAAGAGGAAGAGGTAAAAGAAGAAAAAGAAACGCCTGTTGCTCCAACCGAAGGTAAAGAGGATAAAGAAGATAAAGAGGAACCGGAGGAGGAGTTTAAAGACTACTCAAAGAAGGTAAAAACTCGAATTGATAAACTAACCCATAAAGTTCGTGAAGCAGAACGAAGAGAACAAGCCGCAATGGATTTTGCGACTAAAGTAAAAGACGAACAGGATAAATTAAAAACTCAATTTCGTTCTTTAGACGAAGATTACTTGACTGAATTTGAAAGTCGTGTATCATCTGGTAAAGAGTCTGCTACAGTTAAATTAAAAGCAGCCATAGAAGCAGACGATATTGATAAACAAGTTGAAGCCCAAGCAGAGATAGCTAGATTAGCCGTGGACGCGGATAGATTAGCGGCTGTAAAGGCAGATCAAAAAGCTCATGAGGAACGAGTGAAACAAGGGCTAGAGCCAACACAACAACAAGCTCAACAAGCTCAACAATTTGCTCAACCACCTAAACCAGATCCTAAGGCAGAAGCCTGGGCAAAAAAGAACAAATGGTTTGGGCAGGATCAAGCCATGACCTATGCCGCATTTGGTATACATAAAGGAATGGTAGAACAAGAAGGATTTGATCCTTTATCCGATGAGTATTACGTGGAAATAGATTCCCGTATAAGAACAGAATTCCCTCACAAGTTTTCGAATGATTCGAAAACTGTCAAGGAAGGCGCCAGAAGCAAGAAACCCGTCCAGACTGTTGCTTCTGCAAATAGAACCGCTAAAACTGGACGTAATACTGTGAGACTCACACCATCACAAGTCGCAATCGCGAAAAAGTTGGGTGTGCCACTTGAAGAATATGCTAAATACGTGAAGGAGGACGCATAATGAAACAAACTGATAAAACACAAAAAACCCCACGCAGCGAGACAACTAGAGAAGCTACTTCCAGAGTAAAATTTTGGAAGCCACCTAACTCTCTCGAGGCACCAGAAGCTCCAGCAGGATTCGTCCATCGCTGGATCAGAACGGAGGTCTTGGGACAGGATGATGCTAAAAATGTCCATTCTCGTTTACGAGAAGGATATGAACCTGTAAGAGCGGAAGAGTATCCAAACTTTAAAGCTCCTACCATTATAGATGGCTCTATGAAAGGAGTTATCGGTGTAGGTGGATTAATCTTGTGTCGTATTTCAAAAGAACTTGTTGCACAAAGGAACGCCTATTATAGAAAGCGTACTGAAGGACAACAAGAAGCTGTTGATAACGAACTCATGAAAGATGAGCACCCTAGCATGCCAATCTCTAAAGAAAGGCAATCTCGTGTTACTTTCGGTGGTTCAAAAAAATCAGATTAATCTGATTTTTCGAAACGCCCTTATCATATTATTAACCCCTTAACGAAAGTTAGGGTTTTAGAGGATATACTAAAATGGCAAACAAAGATGCCCCGTTTGGTTTTATTCCTGTTAGAATGGTCGGCGGAGCTTATTTTTCCGGCGGTCAAGATGAATATGACATAGCTGATGATTACAACACCGCTATTTTTTCTGGTGATATTGTTGAACTGCATACTGATGGTACAATTACTATTGGTGCAGCTGGACAAACTAACCTGATTGGTGTTTTCAATGGCTGTTTCTATACTACTGACGGGGGAGTACCAACGTATTCTAATTATTGGCCTGCTAGTCAATCTTCCTCTGATGCTAAAGCATTTATAATAACTGATCCAAATGTTGTTTTCGAAGCTCAAGAAGACAGCACTGAAATAGGAAGCACAGCAACTCATCCAGCGCAAGTTGGAAGTAACGCTGACTTCGTAAGCACTCATGCTGGAACTACTTCTAACGGTAGATCCAAACAAGAGTTGGATTCAAGTACTATAACAAATGCCGCAGCAAATTTACGTATTATAGGTAAATCTACAGACCCAGAGAACAGTGATGCTACTTCAGCTAACTGTAACTGGTATGTCAGATTCAACGAACACCTACATTACGATAATGTTGCAGGTATATAGGAGGATAACTAATGGCAATATCTAGATCACAACTCGCTAAAGAACTGGAACCGGGACTGAACGCCCTTTTCGGTTTAGAGTACGACAAATATGATAAAGAACACCTTGACGTTTTTGATGTAGAATCATCTGACAGAGCTTTTGAAGAAGAAGTAATGTTAGCTGGTTTTGGTAATGCAGAAACTAAACCAGAAGGTTCTGGAGTGAATTATGACACAGCCCAAGAAGCTTGGACTGCTCGTTATAACCACGAAACAATCGCTCTGGCTTTTGCAATTACAGAAGAAGCTGTCGAGGACAATCTTTATGATAAATTAGCTGGTCGCTACGTTAAAGCGCTGGCTCGTTCAATGAACAACGCAAAGCAAATTAAGGGCGCTAATGTTCTTAATAGAGGCTTTAACTCATCTTATACAGGCGGAGACGGTAAGGAGCTTTTAGCTACTGACCATCCAACTGTAACAGGTGGCGATTTCAAGAATGAACTAACAACTGCTGCTGATCTTAATGAAACTTCATTAGAGCAAGCATTGGTTGATTTAGCTGACATGATTGATGAAAGAGGATTAAAAGTGGCTGTTA